CGCCGTCCGCGCGACCGCGAACCACTGGTCCGGAGAGCCTTTGTCCGCGATCCTGTCCTGGTTGATCGTGAACAGGTTGGAGAGCCAGAGCTCCGGCGGCAGTCCGTTCGCCCGGCTCATGGCGTCGGACTTGCGCGCCCACTTGCCCAGCTCCGACCAGAGCACGTCGCGCAGCTGGCTGGCGCTGGGGGCCGTGCAAGGGATCTTCGGGTAGTCGAAACATTCGAGCATCCACCAGATTGCGGCGGATACCGAGCCCGACTTACCGACACCGTGGCCGGCGCGAGCACTGACCTTTGCCCCGTCGGGCTGAATAGCTTCGAGCAGCTGAGTCTGCTGCTTGGTGGGGTTCAGGCCAAGGCGTTGTTTCGCGTAGAGGACGTTGTTTTTGCGCCAGATTCCGCGGAGCTGCTGATACTCATCAAGTTGAGCTTCGGTCAGCATCGCCCACGGCCTGCCTTGCAGCAGCCAGAAGTCCGGAGACACCGCCGGTGCTGTTGATTTCGACCGGGCCGCCGTCCTTGCCGGTCAGTTCGAGGCGATCCTTGAACATGCCGAGATGGCGGGCGACGTTGTCCCAAGCTTTCTGCGGGTCATGCATCAGCACCTCGAGGCCGTCGCGGCCTTGCTTGATGCCGGCGTAGAGCGCTTTGCCCTTGGCGCTGAGCCGGCGGCTATCCGCGAAGAACGTTCGCTCGTGCCCGTCGCCGTCGCAGCGTGGGCACTGTGGGTCCGGGGCTGCGCGGGTGGTGTAGCCGTAGCCGCCTTCGTCCGTCGGCAATGCCCGCTTGTTCTGGGTCGCCTTGGCTTTGGCTTCCTCGAACTCGCCCATATCGCGCCAATGGTAGGCGTGGTCTTTGCCGTGGCAGTACCTGCAGGCGTGCCGGCGATACTGGACCAGTTCGTTCGGATCGGCAGTGGCAAGGTCGTACCAGTGCTGCAGGACCATGTCCTGCGTGATCGCGGTCCGCTCCGAGCGCATCTCCATCGCGGCCCTGATGGCGGTCTGGATTTCCTCCTTGTCGAGCATCTGCGAAGCCATGTGGCGCGCTGTCTTCGCGCTGTATCCGGCGCGGATGGCGGCTTTCGTGCCGCAAAGATCGATCAGATACTCCTCGACGAAGGCTTGCTGTTTCGGGGTGAGGGCCATGCGTTGAAACCTTTCCGCCGGAGGCCCGAAAAAATATTTTCATGGCTGCGTCGGCGAGAGCGGCCACACTCAGGATCGGTGGACTGGATCACCTCCCTTCGATGGGCGAAAATGCCGGATTTCCGCGCTTTGCATGGCCTGAAAACAACGAAGCCCGGAGGCTGTTTCCAGCTCCGGGCATAGTTCGTGCGGGGGTATTTATGCCCGTTCCCACTCACCTTCGCAAGGGGAAATCACACCAGCACCCCGCACCCCAACATCGCGTACCGCTGCAGCACGTCCCGCTCGTCGACATCGCGCCAGGTGCGCTCCCGGATATCGATCCAGCGATCCAGCGCGGCGATCAGCCGCTTGCGGGCAGTCGGCCAGCTCACCCGGAACACCCGGGCCGTCGCGAACAGGTCCCGATCGGCAAGCACCATGTCGATCACCATGCGCCGCGGCATCGGCAGGAAACGGCGCCAATCCGAATAGGCCCGCTCGAGCCTGACGATAGCCAGGCGCTCGACCAGAACATCCCGGCCCGAACCTGAACTGTCCACCCGGGCTTCAAGGCTAGCCCCGCGAACCGACACGCTGCGCTCGATGAGCTCGGCAACCAGCGCGATCTCCATGGCAGCGGCGTGCTGATCGGCGGTGATCTGCCCTTTCTCGTGCATCCGCGCCATCGATGACGCCGATCGCCGGCGCTTGGTTTTGGCGAGGTGGCCCCCTTCATCGGGCACGAAAACGTCATCGAACTCGCCGTGCGCCTCGGCCTCCGGCGTGATGATCGGCTCGCCAGTCTCCCTTTCGAACTCACTCATCGCATTGAGCCTGGCTTGCCACAACGCATAGGTTTCGTCCCGGCGCTTGACTCGGGGATCTCGTTTGCGGCCGGGCTTTCGCGATTGCATGGTTCCCCCTTGGTGGTGATCTGACCGCCGGTGCAACCGAAGCGGATCGTTTGTTAAGTTTCGTGTGGCCAGCCCGGCTCATCGTCGGCGGCCGTAGAGCCGCTTGCCGATGGCGTTGCCGTGCCGATCAGAGAACCCTTGCGCGTTTGCTGCTAGCTTTCGCGCGGCGACGGCCTCGTCGAAGGTGTCGAAGCACCCAAGGTGTACTAGCTTGCCCTCAATACCGATTTTTGCAGCCCACTTCCGGTTATCGCTGCGCCAATAAACGCCAGTCTCACCACTGCTGTTGTTGTGACTTTTGCTAGCATTCATCGAGTTCTCGCGGTGATCAACCTCACGCAGGTTCGACAAACGATTATCTGTTCGATCACCGTTGACGTGATCAATCTCTCCTTCTGGCCAAAAGCCCTTGGCAATTGCCCAAATTACGCGGTGTGCAAGATAAGTTTTTCCCAAGATTGGTCCGCCTGCATAACCATGAGCATTTTTCGCGGTCATGGCGGGCTGACCGGCATATCGCGCGTTCCATGTCGAGCAGGAACGCTGTGACGAGAACAGCGATGCTGGACGAACACGCCACCGCAAGAGCCCTGTTTCAGGATTGTATTCCAGAAGGTTACGCAAATCTTCGGGGGTCAGCATCTTACTTCCTCCGGCCATACAGTCGGCGTCCGATGGCTTCGATCCACATCGAATCAACACGCTGGTGATCCTCGGGAAAGATCACGAGGATCCCGTGCTCGTCGTAGAGTTCCTGCGCGGCGCGGCGGGCGCCGGCGGGGTCGGGATCGCGCATCGAGCGGGCGAACGGGGTCAGGCTGGTGCGGGACAAGTTCATGCCTGTGCTCCCCCGAACTGACGCGCCTGCCAGCGCTGGAAATCCTCCGGCGGCATCAGGGCGCGAGCCTCGAACTCGGTCATTTCGCGCGGCGGGTACCGGGCATCGAACAGGGCATCGGCCCTGGCCTGCTCGTCAGCGCGTTGCTTCGCCTCCTGCCCTAGCCGGGTGAGGATGGACTGGATGTACCCCGCAGGTCGTTCGGGCTTGGCAGCCAGCGCCCGATCGAAGGCTTCGGCTACGACCTCAGCCGTGTGGGTCTTGATCCACCTCGCGATCTGGGGGCGAGACCCTTCGCCGAGGAGCGCAACGCCGTTCAGCCACAGGATGCGGTTTGGATCCTCTGGGGGAGGGGCAGGATCGACTGTCGGAGCTTCCGGGGGAGGCTTGTCTCCGGACCGTTTTTCGCCTTCGCCGCCGGTATCGTTAGATACCGTATCTGTCCCTGTCCCTGTCCAAGCTGTCTCTGTAGCATCTACCGTAGACACCTGTGTAGACAGGCCTGTAGACGCTTGGCTGTCTACAAGTAGACGTTCCAATGTAGACAGTGAGGCGTTGAACGGAGGCGTCACGCCGAGGTCTCGCAGTTGCTGCGAAAGCTCCTTCACGCGGTCTCGCCAGCGCTGTTGCCGCTCGGTCTTGGTTGACCGCTTCTCTTTGAATTCGACCCTGCGCTCCCATGATTCTGCGGCCTTTTCAGCAACAACGGGATGGTAGAACCTGCCGTCGCTGCACTTCACCCAGCCATGCAAGGCAACTGCCCGGACCTTCTTCCATGCCTTCACATCGCGCCCGAATTCGGCAAGCCGTGCGAGTTCGATGTCGTCGTCCGGAATTGAGGCGGCAGGAACCTGATGGAACGATTTGAGCCACAGCGTGATGCCCGCGCGCCATTCGGCATCGTTCGCGATCGCATGGAAGCGCGAATTGAACAGGCGAACAATATCGATCGGCATGAACTGAAAATCACGGAGATCGCAGTCGGCGGGCGTGAGGGGTTCGGGGACGTCTGTCATGATCATCTCACGGCCTGGAAGGGTGCGAAGAACCGCCCGCGCGCGATGCCGGTGGTCCCGTTGCGGCGCTTGGCGAGGATGAATTCGAGGACGCCGCGGACGCGGTTCATGCGGTCTTCCCAGCGCTCATGAGCCTCGGCGTCGTTCTGCGGCTCGGTCTGAGCGAGGTAGTATTCCTCGCGCATCAGGAAGAGCACGGCGTCGGCGTCTTGCTCGATCTGGCCGCTGTCGCGCAGGTCGGACAGCTGGGGCCGCTTGTCCTGCCTCTGTTCGACGCTGCGGCTCAGCTGGGCGAGCGCCATGATGGCAACATCCTGATCCTTCGCGATGGCCTTGAGGCGCTTCGAAACCTCCGACGTCGCCTGGTAGGCATCCTTCATCTTGGTGTCGGGGTGGAGCAGCTGCAGGTAATCGACGATCACAAGGTCGAGGCGGTGTCCGCGCGCGGCCATGCGGCGCTTGTTACGGCGCACCAGCATGTCGAGGCGGCCGACGTTCAATGTGCCGGCATCGACGACGGTCAGGGGAATGCGGGACAGGAACGACCCTGCCTCGGCAACGCGTTCGCGCTCCCAGTTGTTGAGGCGGCGGCGCTGGAGCACCGAATAGGGGATACGACAGTTCTCGTGATCGAACAGGCTGTCGGAGATCATCCGTCCAATCAGGTCTTCCTTCGACATCTCAAGGCTGACGAACAGCGTGCCGTGGCCGTGCGAGGCGGCACCGCGCGCATAGGTGCAGGCAAAGGCCGTCTTACCCATGCCGGGCCGCCCGGCGACGATGTTAAGGCTCTTGGGACGCAGCTGGCCAAGCAGCTCGTCGACGTTGGGAATGACCCTGCAGCGCGTGCCGGTGACATCGGCATCAAGCTCGGCAAGCCAGGCGTCGACACATTCGGCGGCATCGGCCTCGACAAGGTTGCTTTCCGCGCGCGCCGATACCGCAGCGTCGGCAAGGGTGCTGATTTCCGGCAAGCTGGTGCCGAGATCGGCGCAGGCCTCGACAGCATCGAGGAGGCCGCTGCGCATGCGGCGCCGGTCGGAAAGGTCCGCGATCTGGCGCGAGAGGTCGCGCACGTCGGCCAGCATCGCCATGGGGTCGCCGGTGAGGCGCGCGAGGTAGGCGGGGCCGCCAAGTTGCTCGAGGTGGGGATCGCCGTCGAAATGGCTCTTGATCGCGACCGGTGAAGTGCCGCGGCCGAGCGCAGCCTCGCGCACGATGGTCTCGAACAGACGGCCGTGAAGATCGACCGAGAAGTCGGCGGGCTTCACGTAATCGGCGACGCGGTCGATCAGCAGCGGATCCATCATCATGGCGCCGATCAGCGCGGCCTCTGCCTCAATGTTGGCGATCGCGGTCGGCGTGGGGCCAGAAGGCGTCTGCATTCTTGAAATGGTGGCCATCCCCGCGTTCATGCTGTCTTTTCCATGGCGACGTAGAATTCTTCGAAGCTGTCGCGGCGCAGCATCAGCCAGAAGGGGTTGTCCTTCAGCTTTGGCGTCGCGAGCTCCATGCGCAGCAAGGCGACATGCACCTCAAACGCGAGGTTGGCCCGCTGCTCGTCGGTGAGCCGCTGCGACGCGCTCATTCTGCGACCCTCTTCAGATCCAGCGGCGTCTCGGTGGCGCGCGTCAGGCGTCCGTTCCGCAGCCAGTGCACCAGTCGTTTCCGCTCGCCGCCCATGACGTAACCGCGCAGCAAGCCCTTGTGCCGGTGAACGTCGAACGTGCGCTCGCCCTGGCGCGTCACAACGGCGTGGATGCGCTCCTCGTCGGGGCAGCACAGCGCTGGGCCGTCATCCTCGTCCATCACCGGGCGCCTCCGGCCAGCATCGGCTGCAGGACCTCGTTGGCGCGCCATGGCGGGACGACACCGCGCATCGCGACGCAGTAGTCGAGGATGCCGATCGCGTCGGCCTGGTCGGTATTGCGGGGTGTGAAGCCTAGCTGGCGGCAGCGCTCAATGGTGAGGGACTTGAGCCCGTCACTCGCGCTCTTGCCCGCCGCCTTGGCCTTGCGCTTCGCCTCATTCGAATTGATGCGGCCGATAAAGGCGGGGCGCCAGGCATCGATGTTGATGCCCTGCACGATCCTAAGGCCGAGCGCGTGGCCGAAGCTCTCGGCATGTGCGGCGAGGCCGGAAAGGACCCGCAGCGTGTCAATGTTGGTTTGACCCTTGAGCTTGGTCGGGTTCAGCGGCTCCTCGAAATAGAGCGCCTCAAACCGCGACACCGCGCGCAGGTCGAGAAGGTTGGCGTGGAGCTTGGCGAAGGTCTGGCCGCGCCCGGTGTATTCGGAGCCGAGCTCCCATGAGCCGTACTGCAGCGGGCTTTCGTCCCCCATCCAGACGGCCCAGCCGGTCGAGCGCTTGGACAGGTCCAATGCAATCATGGGAATGGCGCTCACAGCATTCTCTCCGCACGTCAGAGGCGGTGCCTGAACACCGCCCCCGGGATATCGTCAGTTCAGTCGCAATTCGGTCGGCGCGGCATCGCCGGCGAGGGCGAGGTCATCATCGCCATCGGTGTGGGGCTGCAGCGTGGCCATGCGCGGCTTGTCAGCCTTGCCGCCGCCGGGAACGACATCGCCGCCGGCGGTGCCGGACGCGAGCGTGAGCAGGTCCGTGGGCCGCTTGAAGCCCATTTCGCTGAGGCCCTGATGCAGCGCGGTCAGGAAGTGGTCGCGCTTGGCGTCCTCGCAGTCCTCAAGGAAGAACAGCAGGTCGATGATCTTGCGCGGGAAGTTGCAGTCGTCCTTGATCCGCTTGTACGGATCGGAAAGATCGCCGCTCTTTTCGGCAATGAACGCTTTCCGGGGCAGTACCTCGTTGCGGTAGATCCTGATCGCCTCGCGGGCGTTCGGCGCGTTGTAGACGCCCCCTTCGGCGGAAGCGCCGGCATCCTTGTCAGTCTTGTCTTTGGCCACAGCGGCCTCCTTGTCTTCGGTGGTGGAACGGATTGGCAGGAGTTCGAACGCCTCTGCCGGCGGCGGATTGATCTCGTCTTCGTCGGCCCACATCTGCGCCTCGCGCAGCGTCATGCCCGCGATCGCGGCGGCATCGGCGAGGGGCTTGAGCTCGATATGGAGGGCTCGGCGGAACATCCGCAGCTGCTGCGAGCCACCGATCACCGGCGCGGCTCCAGAACCGGAGACGGCTCGAGCCCCATCTGTTCGCGCATCAGGCGCGCCCGGGCTTTGTACCGCTCGCGCTGGTCGAGGCAGGCGAGCTCGGCGAGCGCGCGGCCCGCGTCGCTGGGCGTGGTGCGGCGGCGGAAGAGGTTCATGTCGATGCCTCCGGGTAGTCGCCGGAACGCTCGAGCTCCCGGCGACAGGGTTTGATCCAGCGGAAATGGGTGACGGTCTGCGCGCTCGGGCCGGTGAACCAGACCAACCAAGCGTAGCTGGTCGCAGTCGACGCCGTGCGGGGCTTCCCGGTCTTGGGATCGATATTGCCGGGGTCGGGATCGCCAGCGCGGACCAGTCGGCTTTTCAGCATGACGACGCGCTCGGTGAACTGCAGGACGTAGGCTGGCGGGTTCTTGGAGAACAGCCGCTCGTACCGCCCTTCGCTTTCGAGAAACGATGTCCTGACCAGCATCGCGACGCCGCGCGTGCTCAACTCGCAGGCGCGCTCGATGAACTGCTCTGCCAGCCGGAAGGGTGGATTCGCGACAGTCCAGTGCGTCTTCGACAGGTGCGCGGCGGGACCGAAAAGGTAGTCTCGGACCGGGTAGCCAACGCCGTAGTCGTGAATGTCGGAAGCGTAGACCGCGCCGAAGTACTCGAGCAGCGGCTTCGCCATGTGTCCAACATTCGCGGACGGTTCGCGCACACTGCAGTCGCTCAGGGTCTCGCACGGCGGCCCCTTGGTCAGGAACTGGCACAGTGCGCGCGTCGCGAACGGCGGCGTCCGAAAATCGTCCAGGCTGTCAGCGGGCTCGTTGCGCTGCTGCATGACGGCGGAAGAGCGGTTCTGCTCCTTCATTCGACCAGCCCCTCCCGGACCTGACCCGCGAGATCGTCGTAGGCGGTGGCGGACAGATCGAAGAGCGACATGACCTGTTCGCGGTCCACGCCCCTCGCGATGGCCTTGCGGGCGGCGGCATGGCGCTTCGTCTGCGCCGTGAACTTGCCGTCGCGCTGCGCCAGCATGGCGAGGATGCGGTCGCGCAGGGCATTACTGCCTTGCTGCATGGCGGTGCGGTGGGCGACATCGCCTGTCACCGGACCGCCGGCGCCGTCCCAGTGATTGGGGTGATGGCCCGTCATGCCAGCACCTCCAGCGCCTTGGCCACATCCGGATTGCGCTCGATGTAGAGCGGCAGATTGGCGATCAGGCACTTGATCGAACTGTGGTCGCGGCCGAGCCTGACGCCGATCTGGTTCAGGCTATGCCCGCGATTGCGCAGCGCCACGGCGATGACACAGCGCGCCTCGACAGCGTTCGCTTCGCGCGATCCGCCAAGCACGTCGGCGGCCTCTATTCGGAGCATGGGCCCGATCTTTGCCAGCATCAGCCGCACGGCATCGGTGGGCGTCGCGGTGCGCGGGCCTACCCGGTGGGCCCGGCAGCGACCGGTGGTGTTCTTGGATGTAAGCGGCGTGCTGCAGACCGCGCATTTCTTCATTTCAGCCCGGCGCGCCGCGTTGAAGCAGGTCAGGCACAGTCCCGACTTGTTCTTGCGCCCGTTAAGCCCGCTGCCGCACCCGGTGCAGTTACGGCCGTGCGAGGAGGGCTCCAGCGCGCCGCGCCGGGCATTGTCGTTGATGTGCGGCATCCCGATCGGCGGCAGCCCGCGCGCGACCAGGATGCTGTCGCGCAGCTTCGCCGATGCAAGCACCGCCTTGGTGTAGTCGCGGAAGTCGGCGTGACGGATCGCGGCGTTGTCGGCCGCTGCATAGGCGGGGCGGGGCATCATGCCGCCACCTGCCAGACGTAGCCGACGCCGCGCTGGGTGACGATCGGGCAGGGTACGTTGATTTCGGCGCAGGCCTCGCGTGCGCGGTGGATCTGCACAGCTAAGGTGTTCAGGTCCTCGCTTGCGCTCACGCGAGCAAGCAGGGCGTCGCCGCGCACCGCTCGGTTCGACACGGCCAGCGAATGCATGATGCGCGCCGGAGTGGCAGCCATGCGCAGCGGCCAGCCGTTGTAAGTGACCGTGGCCGCGCGCGGATCGATCCTGAAGCCGTCGCGCTCGACGATCTCATCCTCGCGGAAATTGTACCCGCAGCACGGGCAGAAGGCGGGCGCGCTGCTCACGACACCGCTCGCAGCCGCATCTGCTCGGTACCGGTGACGAAGGCATCGGCGGCGGCGATCAATTCCTTGACCACCGGCAGTGCATCGAGCTTGCCCTTGGGCCCCTTGGCTCGCGAGACGGCAGCCATCGCATCAGCAAGCAGCGGCAGCAGTTCGGGCGCGTCGTCGGCGCCGCGCTCCCACATGACGGTGTAGGGCCGCATGGCCTCCGGGCCGAACACCGCCCCCAGCCGTGCCATCGCCTCGTTGTCGAGCGTGCCCTGCTTGTTGCGGGCGCGCTGGATCGTGTTGGGATGGACGCCGATCGCGCCGGCGAGCTCGATGTCGGTCAGGTCGTGATCGCGCTGGATATCGCGGATCACGTTCGAGAGCGCGGTCCTCACACCATCCGTGGTGGGAAGGCTCCGAAATGGCAGCGATACTTGCGTAGGCCGGTCAGGCATCTGTTTCACCATGGAAAAGGGAAAGAAACCGGGACAGCACAGCACGCCAACGGGACTGGCGGGGGGGCGTGCTGTCCCGGCAAGGTGCCGCGCTCTGTTCCAGGGTGTGGTCGGCGCGGAATTCGGACACAGTGATGCTGTGGGGATAGGTCAGCGCATCGGCCCAGGAACCGGCGAGACTGACGTCATCAATCATGCGTGGACCCCTCCGGCGGCGCAGATTGACTCCGCGCCGCCTTCGGCCATCCTGTGGGAGCGACCCGACACAGGAGAACTATGTGCAGACCTCCGACTTCATCGCGGCGTCGGCAGTTCTGATTGCCGGAATGTCGGCTGCAATTTCTATTCCGCTCGCCCTGAAAGCAGAGCGTCGCAGCCGAATTGCCGACATTCCCGTAATCAATGTCATGACTGGAAACTCGGGCAGGCCGAACTGGCGACTGCTGACCTTCGAGATCGACAACAAGACGGCGGGGTCTTGGACGATCAACGAGATCGAGATGGAACGACGCCCCGAAACACGATGGGCGAGCGGCAATTGGATGATTGCTATGCAAGACGGTTGGAACATCGAAAGCGAAGCTATCCGTGGCAGCTTTCCAGTGAACCGGACTGTTCGCAGCGGAGACAAGGACACCTTCCATGTCTACCTCCGGCTTTCGGACCAGACGGCAGCGGTATCCGGCTCATCAAGGACGGGCTGGCCGTTGTTATTCCAGCCGATAATCCGGCGCTTCTCCCGGCGGGCCTTGCGCATCTCGTCGACGAAGCATGCGTGGTCGATGGAGCGCCATATCATCAGAGTGCCGATTGCGACCGACATCTGAAGCAAAGCGATTGCGCACGAAACGGCGAGAACCACAACGCTGGCTCCATCACAGGACGAGGTGACCATCGGCGCCACGATCACGCCGCCTCTTGCGGCGAGGCGGACACATCGCCGGTGGGCCATTGCAACCCAGCCGCGCCAGCCGCCAACCGGAGGTGCGCAAGCCGGGATTGCGGGATACCGATCTTCCGCCAGCTATGGACGGTCGAAATCGGCGCCTCGATCAGGCGAGCCACCGCACTGGTGCCGCCCAGACCGTCGATGATGGTGATAGCTTCGGTGCTCATGCGATGACTTTTGCGACAATCGCAACTTTATCGCAAGTCCAAAGTTGCGATAATCGCTTTTGCGCCAGCTTTCCGATTGTCGCAAAAGGCCACATGGACCTCGAAGACATCCGTGAGCGCCTTGAAGCGCGGCGCATTCGTCCGGTTGACCTAGCCACTGCACTCGACATCAGCATCGACAAGGTGTCGAAATCGCTGTCGGGGACGAGACGTTGGAGGTCGGAAGAAACGCTGAAGCTTATTGAGCTGCTTGGGGATCACGACGAAAGCGATCTACATCCGGACGTCCCGCCGACCGGGCGAGAAACAGCTTACGTGGACATCCATGTGCTGCCGTCGTTCGCTGGTATGGGCGGCGGCGGCAATGGCGAGGGCGACATCACGGTTGCCAAGCTACCTCGAGCATTGATCGAGGAGCAGCTTATGGGCCACCCCAAGGACTTTGAGCTGATCGACGTGCGCGGCGACAGCATGGAGCCAGACTTCCAGCACGGCGATCAGATCTTGATCGACCGCCGTGACCGCGATCCACGCCAGCCAGGTCCGTTCGCGCTCTGGGACGACGATGGGTACGTCGTGAAGTTGGTTGAACGAGTGCCAGGCAAGCGTGGCTGGTACCGCGTGTTCAGTGCCAATCCGCGCTACTCGTCGTATGAGGTTGAAGAACAAGAAGCGACAATTCGCGGCCGCCCAGTGTGGTTTGCGAGGCGCCTGTGACCGACTCAGCTATCGCCATCGCTTGCAAGGAATGCGGCCACCTGACCAACAAGCTTAGCTCTTGGCTTGAAGTACACAATGAGTTCACCTGTCAGTGTGGAAACTTGGTAACTTTCGACGGACACCAGATCATCCGGGACAGCCTCCCACCCGCTGACAGGCTTTTCTGGCGTCCTCGCCAATAGGGCGTTCACTGCGCACCAGCACGGCACCAGCTTGATCGGCCCCGAAATGTCATGCACTGGCAGCCGCGCGCGCTTGAGCCTCATAAGGGGCCACATGTATCGCAGATCAGGATCGCGCCGGACCAGCGTCCGGTCAGCATAGCGGTCATTCGCCCAAGGTGCCCAGCTCCGATAGCGGTGCGGCGGTTTCTTCATTCCCAACTTTCCTACAAGCGCGCCGATCGCCATGATCGGCGCGGGTGATTCGTACTACGCCCCGCAATGAGATCGCAATAAAAGTTGCGATAGTCGCATTTTAGAGCTTGCGAGACTTGCGATAATCGCATAGACCGTTTCCAACAGCCGGACACGCTCCGGCCCAAGTTGGAGATGGTCCGATGCAAAGCTACCCCGGCACCGAAGTCTACACCGGCCCGCGCCGCGATCCCGTTGCCGCGCTTGGCCTCGCGCACACCGTCCGCCGCAACGCTGCATGGCCGCAATCGCCCGCCAACCACGTCGGTTCATTCCGCCTGACTACCGAGCGCGCGGTCGAGCTCGCTGCCATGTCGCCCGGCAATCGCGATCTGGCGCTGCAGGATGCTTTCAACCTCTACCTGATCGAGCGTGACCGCCTCGAAGCTGGCGCGCTGATCTGGCGTCGTTGCGCCTCGACCCTGATCGCCCGCCGCTGGGATGCGGAAGGCGCTGCGTTCATGGCCGAAGCCCGCGCCGAGTTCGAGCGCGCGCTCGCTGATATGCGGGAGGCCGCGTGATGGCCGATCTTCTCCAGCGCGCCCGCGACATCGCGGCGGACCAGTACATCCGTTTGGAAATGAAGCGCCCGACGTCGTTTGCAACACTTACCGATTGGGCTGCGCACATTCCGGCCTATGAGGCAATGCTTCGCAACGGCGCCTTGGACAACGATCGCGAAGTCCAGACCGCGCTCGCCGCTCTCCGGAGTGTCCAGTGATGGCCTCCCGCACCGGACAGCTCGCCCGCGCCGTCGAAACCGCGCGCCCCCATGAATTCCGCCGCCTGCGCTTCAAGGCGTGGAAGCCCGGCGCTGGCAGCGAAGCGCACCCGCTCGATTGCGGCGATGCGAGCAGCATCGATCAGGCGCTCGCCAACGCCGCGCGCGGCTGCGCCCACAAGGATGGCATCGCGCTTCTGCAGACGGACGCCATCACCGGCGACCAGCTGCTGGTCACCGCCGTCGTGCGGCAGAGCAAGCCGATCTGGCGCAAGTGCCCCGAAACGCTCGTCGCCAAGCAGTTCCGCGACCTCTTTGCCGACCGCCAAATGACCATGAAAGTGCGCGGCTTCGATCCGGTCGAGCCGTGGCGCTGGGAGCCCGGCGCTGACGTCGTTGGTCAGCGCAGCGGCGCTATCGAGGGGATTGCATCGTGATCGACACCTACAAGCGCCTGCACCGCCAGGAACAGGAAGCGCGCGTCGCCGCCGGCCTGGAGCCGAGCCGCATGGGTCCGATGATGGG